CTACCAGCGGAGCTTCCAGGCGAGACCGCCCTCGATCGGCTCCCCCCACGACTTGCCGACCCACCCGACGATCGCGCTGCGGCCGCCCACGCGCTGGACGATCGCGAGGTTCACCCCCTTCGTCGTGGCGATCCCGACGGCGCCGCCGCGCTGCTCAGGCGCAAGCGTCTGCGCGAACGCGTCGACGGCTTGGCTGATCCGCCCGTAGTGCTCCGCCGGCGGCGCCTGGAGCGCCACACCTCCAGGGACATCACCTTTCTGCTCAGCCGACACCAGCCACCTCCGGCTGCAAGTAGGAGATCCACCCTCTCGAGACCCAGAGAGCGAAGAGCCCGGGATCGCGGAGGACGTCGCCGTGCCCCTTCGGCATCTCCTGGTTGTCGGCGTGCGGGTGCTCCCGATGGATGCCCCAGCGGCCGTCGAACAGCGACCCGACAACCTGCCACCAGTCGCGCCGGCTGTGCAGGTGCAGGTGGCGCCGGATGCGCGGCGCCGCGGCCGCGTAGACCTCCGTCATCCGCCCGCCGCGGACCGGCGTGCCGACCGTGACCAGCCCCTCCACCTCTAAGCCGTAGACGCCGCAGGCGAACGCGACCACCTGGCCGGCGTGCGAGTGCGCGACGATGAACGTCTCGCGCGGAGGAATCGCGGGACCTCCGATACCGAGGGGCGGCACCAGGTAGTGATAGAGCGCACGGCCTGCCGCATCCCACGTGTCGTCGCGGCCGTCGATCCCGTCCAGAACTGTCGACCACGCGTAGCGCCGGCGCTCGTCCTCCTCGAGCGGCTCGAGACCGCGAGCGCGGAGGAAGTCGGCGAACGCCGACCGCGGGTGATCCCAGTCCAGGCGTCGGCGCGACCCGTGCGTCCCGGCGATCGCCAGATAGCGCGGCATCCTGCCCTCTCCTCCTACCGTGCGATCTCGATCACCTGGACGCCCGGCATCTCCGCGACCGTGCGGACGCGCCGCCAGCCCTGACGCCATTCGACCTGCGGATCCCCCGTGAGGCCGACCAGGACGGTCCAGCCGCGGTCGCCAGCGACGCCGGTGAAGGCGCGGATGATCGTGTGCTGGACGCCATCCCCCGGGAGATTCGCGGCCACGATGAACCCCTCGGCCGCCTCGGGGCGCCTGGCGTTGTGGAACGCCAGCCGGGCCGCCGTCGGGATCAGCGTCGCGCCGCGGACATACGCCTCGGCGCACGCGCGCTGCACCGGACCCGGCAGGTCGCAGTGCAGCCCCGCCTGCGAGTGGTGCACGCCCCCCGTCTCGAAGATCCGCTCGAGGACGCCCATCGTGAAGAAGATGGCGGGATCCGATTCGCGCCGGCCGCGCGACGGCGTCTCGTCGGCGCCGATCGGCTCGTTGTTCAGCACCGGCCGATTGAGGCCGCCGCTGGCCATCTCGAGCTCGCGCACGCGGCGCACCATGTTCCAGGGATCACGGCCGCGATCGAGGTGGAGCGTCACGTAATCCGCGACGGGATGGCCCGGCTCCGGTTCGTCGGTGTCCGGGGCTCCGAGCGCGCACGTCACGCCGAGCGGCGCCACGATCTCCTGGTGGAGCCGCAGCAGCGTCGCGTGGTCATGGAGCTCGCCGACCTGCGTCGGGTGATACGGCTCGTTGGCGATCTCGAGGATCGCGTGATCGTGGCTCTTGACGATCTCGGCGCAGCGGCGGACGTGCGCCCGGAGGTCGTAGCCGCCCTCGCGCGTGTCCGTCAGCGCGGTGACCTCCACGTACAGGCCGTGGGCGCGCGCCATCGTGAGGAGCCCCGGCAGGCGGTCGAGCGCGCCGGCGGCCGTCTGGCCCGCCCACGAGAGGTGCCCTGCGAACACCCGGATCCCGTTGAACCCGCTCCGCGCGGCCCACTCGAGATACGCCGACACCTGGCCGCGCTTCGCGAGGGCGGTGAGCGCCGACACGAAGCGCGGCCGGAAGGCCCCAGCGTCGTTCCTGAACAGGCGCCCCTCCGCGCGGATGCGGCCCGCGATCTCGTCCCGCGGCGTCGGCGCCGGCGCCGGCTGCTCGCGCTTCCGCTTCTGCACCTCGGCATACTCCGGCGACTGGCGGACACCGGCGCGGACCTCCTCCGCGGACCGCCCCCCGCGGAGCTGCGCGACGCAATCCGCCAAGCCGTCAGGATCGATCTCACGCTCGAGCTCCTCGCGCCAGATCGCGCGGCAGACTGCCTCCGGCCCCTGCGGCGCGGGCGGAGGAGGCAGAGGGGCAGGCGCCGGCGGCGACTGCTTCACTGCGCGCCGAGCGCCTGTCGCGCCAGTGCCCGCCGCGTTCGTGATCTCCGCGTGCATCGAGCCGTTCTGGACGAACACCCGCACCGAGTATCCGAGGTGCGGATTCTCCCGATCGCGGAAGACGAACTCGCGGCCGTCCTTCAGCTCGTCGAGGGTCCAGCGATCGACGGTGACTTCCGGCTTGCGCATGGGAATCTCCTGTTCCGGCTTCCGCTCCGGCGGCGGCGTCCCCGGCTCTCCGCCGGCGAGGTTGATGAAGGGGCCCGCCAGGACGTCGACGTGCTCGCGTCGCAGTTCGTGCGGGCGCTCTCCAGGGCCGCTGCTCCAGATCACCTCGACGGTGCGCGGATCAACGGCGCGCACGAGGTGTGCGTAGGCATTCCAGGGATCCACGCCGGGCACGACGATCCCCTGCCGGAGGTCCGCGGCCGGGTAGACGACCAGGCCGTGCTGCGGGACGAAGACGCAGAGGTAGTCGCGCACGCCCACGGTCGCGAGGCGCGGCCGTCCCCAATGCCCCGGCGGCGCGATGCCGACGACACCGCGCGTGCCGAGCGTCCCCGTCGTCGTTTTCCAGACCGCGCGGCCGCCCGCGAGGAGCTGCAGGTCGAAGACGGGCTCCTCACTCAGGAGCCAGTCGCGACCGTCCCGCTCGCGCACGCGCACCGGGTAGCCGGCATCGGGCACGTAGGCGACCGCGCCGTCCGGTGACACCCACGTGCTCCGCTGGTGATCCGGGACACGCATCGACGCGAGCGCGCTCAGGTCGACTCCGACGCCGAAGAGCGGCGGGAGCCAGCCAACGACGATCCCGCCGCCGGCGCCGATCGCGTTCGCACGCTGCCCCGTCTCGACGAGCACTTCGCCCGTGCGGCCGTCCGCGACGACGAGGGTCGCGTCCTCGCGCCTGGCGAACACGACGCGGAGATCATCAGGATCGGCCGGGGAGACCCATCGGATGCCGCCGCCGGCGGCGATGATCTCGCCGTCGATCCACACATGGCGGCCGATTTCCTGCCCGCCGCACACGCGGCCGGTGACATGAACATCCATCGTTATCGCTCCACCCTTTCGAGCCCACGCGGTCGCACGGGGCGGATGACGACCTCCACCGGCTGTCCGTGCAGTTCCACGACCCGACGCCACAGGGGCGACGACGGCCGCATGGACAACGAAACCCCGCCGATCGCGGCGAAGCCTTCCTCGATCTCGTGCGCGGCAGCATCGACGCGACCGGAGCCAATCACATAGCCCGCGCAGTCGCCGCTCATCCCGACGATCTCCGGCATCGCATCGTGGTAGCCGAGCGATGATTCCGTCGGCGGCTGCGCGTCGATAGCAACGGCCAACAGGGTCACGGCCGCGAGCAGCATGGCGACGATCCATGCGCCAGGCACGCCACTCTGGTGAGAATCCGGCCGCCGGGGCGGGATGCGGGGCGCGGTATTCATCGGCGCTCCTTTCGGATCCGCTCGAGGATCTGCAGCACACTGGTCGCGTATCGCTGTGGCTGCTCCGCCGTCCAGCCTCCGCGGCCGCCGTTATAGGCGGCGAGCGCCTGGTGCAGATTGCCGTCCGCCCACAGGATCAGCGCGCGCAGCACGCGCACGCCGTAGAAGAGCCCCACCTCGGGATCGTGGAGTTGGTTGATGTAGCCGCCGCGGAACCCTTGCTCGCGGGCCACGCCGCCCATCACCTGCATGAGTCCCCACGACGCCTGCTGCGCCCACCACTCCTGGTCACGATCCCCAGCAAGGCACGGGAAGTCCGCCGGCGGCGTTTCGGACTTGATCTCCTCCGGGGTCAGGCGGCGGAAGGGTTTCTGCTGCTTCACGTCCCACAAGAAGCGGTAGTGCGGCTCCGGGTTCCAGGCCCATGTGACGCCACTGGACTCCTTGCGGACGACCGCATCGACGAGATCTGGATCGAGCCCCGCCCCCCGCGCGACCGCTTCGATGAGCGGACGAACGCTCATCACACGCTCCCCGCCGCCTGCCCGCTGATGAACGAGCTGATGCGATCGACCTTCACCTTCAACCCTTCCAGCCCCTTCATGGCCTCGCGGATGTCGTCGAGCTTCTCGTCGATGGCGGCCATCCGCTGGTCGGCGAGCGCGTTGTCGGCCGTGCGCTGCGCCTCGGCGAGCTGGAGATCCGCCTTTCGCTGCGCCTCGAACCAATTCATGCGAGCCTCCAATCGCGTGAGCCACGCGATGAACGCGACAACCGGTAGCGCGAAACTCAGAATCTCTGTCGGTGTGAGCTGCATTCGCGCTCCTCTCCGTTTTCGTCACGTCGAAAAAGACAAGGGCTCCGCCGCCGTCACCGGACTTCACCGGCGATCAGCAGGGAGCCCTTGATCCCCACACCCATGTGGTCATCTCCGTCGGTTCACCGGGTGGCGCCCGATGAACACCTGCACCGGGTCAGTGCAGGGGCCGCAGCCCGCCAAGGCTGTGACGGAGGGTCAGAAGATCACTTCGGCGGCTTGCCAGCCTCCGGCTTCTTCACATACGTCATCGTCTGGAGGTCAAGCGCGAACCCCTCGCGCTCGAGCGACTGCAGGAGCTTCCCGAGCTGCTCGCGCGCCTGGTCGAAGTCGCGCTGGGCCTGCTGGGCACGGAGCTGCGCGATCTCCATCGACTGCGCGAGGATCGTCACGGCCTGCCTCTGCTCGACGGACAGCACGGGTGCGTCTTCCGTCCTCGGCGCGTCCTGCGCGATGAGCGGCGCCGCGATCGCCAGGGCGACGAGGGTGATGAGTGCGAACGTCACGAGCTTCATGTCCTCTCCCCTACTGCGGAATCTCGCCGCCGACGGCCTGTATCGCCGCCGCCTGCTGTTCGGGCGTCGCGTCGTGGAACCGCTCGAGCAGCGCGTTCGTGAGACGCTCCTGGTAACGGCGCAACATGGCCTGGACGTACTCGTTGATCCGCCCCTCGAGGTGCTCGCGCGGCGTGATCGCGCGGCCCTCCGTCCGGCTCGCCTCCTGCGCGGCAAACGCGAGGGCGCGCTGCTCCTTCGGCGCAAAGGCCATCTGGACGGTGAGTGGGTTGGTGCCGACGATCGTGATCTCCATGGGTCCTCTCACTGAATCTCGAACGTGATCTGCCCGATCACGTCGGTGCTGTTGGTCGCGGTCGACCAGTTCGCGGCGTTACGCTTGTTGAACACAATGTTCGTGCCCCCGCTGCCCACCGACGCATACGCGTCCACGATCGTGCCTGCGTCCGCCGCGTAGCCGATGGGCACGAGCGTGCTGCGGGCGGCCGTGAAGCCACCGGGGATCGCCACCCGCAACGCGCCAGGCGTCGCGCTCACGCTGGTCGACGTGAGCCGATACGTCACCGTCAGGGTTTTGCCGACGAGCGTGTAGCCGAGCACCTCCTGGTCGGCACTCTCCACCGTCCACGACCCTGAGGACGCCGAAAAGTGGCCGCTGCTGTACGCGACCGATTGCCATTCGCCGAGCGGCGTCGCGCGGTTCCGCTCCGTGATCGCGCCTGACGTCGAGAACGCGCCGCTGATGCTCGTCGCACCCGTGAGCGCGATCTGATCGGCCACGAGCTGCGCGGCGGAGACGGTGTTGCTCGACAGGCTCGTGAGCGTGAGCGAGGCCCAGTTCGAGGGCGTGGGGCCCACGCTGTAGCTGCGCGCGCGCAGGATGATCCGGCCTTGCGACGTGCCGAACGCCGGCGCGAGGTCGTTCTCCAAATACAGATCCGCGAGGCCGGATCCGGCGACCGAATAGAGGTCGAACACGCCGGTGTAATTCGATGGCCGTGCGAACTTCAGCGCATTGCTCGACAGGTAACTCGCCGCTGTCCCGAGCGTGATGTCAGAGCCCGTGATCGTCGCGCCGGCCATGGTGACGCCACCGGCCTTCGTCACCCGGAACGGCGCGATCGCCGCGGTGGCGGCTCCAATCCACAGGCGGTAGGTCGCGTCGTCGGCCGAGGCGCGCAGCACGTCATCGCTCGTGCCGAGCGTGAGGTTGCCGGAGCTCGCCAACGTGGCGTTGCCGCCGGTGATCGACGACGCGCCGATCGACCAGCCGCCGATCGTGGCGTCCCCGGTGATCGTCAGCGCGCCCGCTGCGTTCCAGGCGATGTTGCTGTTGGCGAGGAAGCCGCTGCCGTCCGCTGCCAGCTTGATCCGCTCGGTCGTCCCGTGCCGCACGCGGAAACCGTTGGTCGGGTCCGTCGTCACGTTGGCGGCCGCAGCGTCGCCGCAGGCGAGACCGTAGATGTCCGACGCGTAGGAGTAGTAGCCGTTCAGATTGCCAATGACGCAGCGGTCGTGCTGAGCGTTGAACGTCGCGCCCTGCTGGACGAAGGCGATGCGCGGTTTTCCGTCGTAGGCCAGCAGGTCGATGCGCCCGTCGCCCTCCGTGCCGAGGACGAGGAACGGCGTCCCAGCCGCCCACGCGGGATCGGTCCCGTGCGCGCCGGCGAGATCGCGCGTGACGTTGTAGGTCGTCCCGGAGACGAGCGAGCCGACGGTGAGGTATTCCACCTTCACGGCACCAGCAGTGTCATGCGCGCGGACCTGGACCCAGTGTCCCGGCGTCATCGTCTGGGCGAAGTTGATCGTCGTCGCCGCGCTCGACACGTCTGCTGCGAAGCTCCCCGCCTGCCGGCCGACGGTGCTGTAGCCACCAAACAGGAGCTGCGTGCTCTCGCGGTAGACGACGGAGTTGAGCGTGCTGATGAACGCCTCGTCCCAGTAGCGGTCGTGGCGGCCGAGGTCGTAGGTGTCCGTGGTCGTCGGGATAAGATGCGAGGCGACGCCGCCCAGCGTCACGGTGCCGCTCGTGCTGATGTTGCCAGAGCCGCTCAGATCGTTCGTCGTCGCAGCGAACAACCAGCCTCCGCTGCCGTTCCGCGTGCCGATACGGAGAGCGCGATCCTCTCCGGTGCCGGCCCACTCCGTGCCGATGTAGTAGCCGCCCGCGTCACTGAAGACGGTGAGCCGCTCATAATTCGAGGCGTTCGTGTGAGTCTTGGCGAGTCGCCACGTCTGCGGATTCGCGCCGCGCCGTTGCTCGAGCACATCGCTCGCAGGCGACCACAGTTGAAGTGTCATACCGGCGAGGCTGCTCGTTTCGCTGGGCGCCCATCCGAACGGGTTGCTGCCCACGACGTGGACACCCCCGCCCCCACTCGGGTTGAGAAACACGTTGCGACTCGAGTTGCCGTTGGCGAGACCCACGTCGTTCCCGAGTCGCACGTACGTCGCGTCCGCCGGCCCCATCAGCCAACTCGCCGCGTTCGTGCTGCCGGCGAACCGGGCGATGCGCGTGCCGGCATGAGCGACATGAATCACATTGCTCGAGAGGTAGAACCCGACGGTCGGAGCATTCGCGAATGAGATACTCGGGCCAGCCGCCGAGCCGTCGGCGAATCGCACGCCGCTGGCGATCGTCCCCGTGAGCTGCCCAGCCGGGAGCGAGGTCAGATTCGCCCCGGAGAGTGAGGCGAAGTAGGTCGAGGACAGCGCGGGGATCTTCCCGCTCGCATCGGTCAGCGTCACCCACGCGCCCCCGATGCGCTGATACCACTGCCCGGTGTCCGTGCGGAGATAGAGGCTGCCGTTCGGCTCACTCGCACTCGGTGCCCCGCTGGCGCTCGTGATGGTCGCGCCACTCCAGGAGGTCAGATAGAGCTTGCTGACCAACTGCTCGTCCTGCGCCGCCGTCGGAAGCGCGAGACCGAGCACCATCAGAGCCACCGAAACCAAGGTTCGCCACATCACGCGCTCTCCAGGTGGCCGAGGGCCGCCACGCCTTCGCCGTTGGTGCCGCTCAACATCTCGAGGAAATACTTGTGTCCGCTCGTGAGGCTGCCGGAGGCCGTCACCTCCTCCGGCTCACCAGCGACGGCGATCGCCTTCGGCGCCGAGGCGAACGCCACCGCGAGAGACGTCGCGTCGTAGAGGCGCACCGCGACGGTTACGCCTGCCGTGCGGGCCGCCACCATCGCCCGCAGCGTGACGCTCAAGTTGGCCGGAGCGACGTAGGGAGTCGCGTTCGGCACGCGCACCCAGGCGGACGGATTCTTCGCCACAAACGTCCGATCCGATCCGCCGAGAAACACGGGCGAAGACAGAAAGGTGCCACCCGTGACCACCGTCACACTGCTGGCGCTCGCGGCGCCCGTCCGTCCGGCAAACGCCTGCCGGAATCTCTCTCGCAGGGTGCGCGGCAAGCGCGTCGTGCCGACCGCGACGACATGCCGCTGGACCAGCGACCCCGCAACATGCGCGATCCGCACGTCGGTAATCAGAAACGTTCCCGACAGGTTCCGCTTCGGACTCGTGATCGTCAGCGTCTGGCCCGGATGCAGGCCGGTCTTCTCGTAGGCACACGAGAACCGCACAACCTTCGGCGATTGCATATCCCGCGTGAGATACGAATCCGCCAACGCCTGCATCACAGCCTTGTCGAACACCTCCGGCTCCTGATAGACGCGCTGGACGCGGTTCGCCGCTGCGACTCCGCCGTCGGCCAGCACACGAACAGGGAACTGCCCGACGTAGGTGATGCTGATCGCGGCGCCAGCCGCCGGCGGCCCGGCGCCAGGCACACGGCGAATCGTGTTGTCGCTCGCGTAATAGAGCCAGTACACAGCGGAATCGAAGCCCGTCCCCTGAACCGCCAGCGTTTCCTGCACACCATTCACCGTCACGTACCCGTAGGTCGCGGACAGCGTGTAGGTGAGCGTGAAGCTGGACGTGACCCCGTCACCCGTGAAGCTGTCGGACGCATCGTGCGTGCCCTGCCCGCCAAGCAGGATGACGTAGTTCGCGTAATCAGACGGCCGCGACGATTCGACGACGATGTCCCCGAGCACCTGGCCGTCACCGTCAGCCAGGTTGAACGGCGCCGCGGACGTGCCGGCTTCGATCGCACGCAGCACCTTCGTGTAATCCACCTCCCACACCCATGACGTCGCGCCGGTGCCGCTCGCGAGCGCCATCGTCTCGTTCAGCACGTCGAGCAGGTAGCGGTCCGCCGAATAGGACGCTGCCACGAGCATCGGCCCCGCCGTCACCGTGCTGCCGTTGACATAGACGGTGGCGCTGACTCCCTGCGCCGACATCAGCCCGGCAATCCACGCGAGCCTCGCCCGCAGCGTCTCGGACGGCCGATCAGTATCAGTGCCGACGGTGATCCGAGAGGGGTAGACGTTGAAGTCAACGAAGGACAGCCGCTGCGAGATCGCGGCAGAACCCGTAAAGCCGCCCACGCCGGACTCGACGGGCACGTCCAGGATCCCGCCGAAGATCGTGACGCCATCCTCCGTCAGCCCGATCTCGTCATCGAGCTCCCAGCGGTCAGAACCGTCCACAGAGACTGCCGCGCACTCCAGGCGGTTCCGGCCATTAGCGGCCTCCGCGATGGAAAAGTCGGGCTGGATCTCCTTCGATGCGCCGACACCGCCGCGCGTGCGGGTGATGACGTACACGGCCATCTACGCGAGGCCCTCCGCGTCCGCCTGCTCGAGCATCCAGCTCCAGAGGGTGCGGCCGTCCGGCGCCACCAAGTTGACCTGTCGCGCCGCCGTTGACCGTCCACCGCGCTCGTCATAGCGATCGAGCGGCACGACTGCCTCGGGCCCACGCTCGCCGATGAGCGCGACGGTCGGCCGACGGACGATGCCGCCCTTCGCGAGCTGCGTCCGCGGCTCCGGCAGCTCGTAGCTGCCGCCACCGAACTCGAGCGAGCCACCGCCGCCTGTAAACCTGATCGGGATCGACACCTCCGGCAACTGCATGTTCTGGAACGTCCGCTCGACGCTCCGAGCGGCGGTCTCCGCGGCGCCCTGGAAGGTCCGCAGGCTATCGGGGATCTTCGCGCCGAACGCATCGCCGATCGCGAGCAGGACATCCAGGATCTTTTCGTTGACGCTCTTCATGTGCGCGCCGACGAGACCCTGCTCTTCGGCCTGGCGCAGCATCGCGGCCGTCGATTCGTCCGTGACGGCGCCGTACTTCTGCTGCGCCTCCCAGAGCTGCTGAAGCACCGGCTGGCTGAGCGCCATCGCCTGCGCCATATCGCCGCCGCCAGCGGCGATCTTCTGCAGTTGCGCGGCAACATCGGCGCCGAACGCCTCGAACAGGTCGCGCGTCATGATGCCGGCCTGGCCGAAGGCGGACATCATCTGCGTGTTCGCGGCGATCGCTGCGAAGGCGTGTTCGTTCGCAGTGATCACGTCCCTGATGCCCAGGAGCCTGCCGATCGTCTCGGTGCCCTGCAGCCCGAACTCGTTGACGCCGCGGGACAGCGCGTCGAACGTCGGCGACAGACTCGAGAACGCCTCCATGGCAGTCATGCCGTTACGGATCGCGCCGGCGAATGCGGCCGCGGCAAACTGCCCCAGGCGCTCGAACTCGGGTTGCACCTTGTCGCGCAGGCCCGCCATCTCTACGGTCGCGTTCGCGATCTTCTCCGCGAGCCCTTCCGCCTCGCTCCCCTCCGCGCCACCAAGCTCCGACTTCCAGCCGCCGAGCTGCTCGCGCAGCCGCTCGAACGGACCAAGCAGGGCAGCCGAGCGCGCGTTCACACCCTCGATCGCCAGCTGGATTCCCTCCCAGCGTTTTTTCTTGTCCTCGAGCGCCGCGTTCAACTTGTCGACCTCGGCTTTGAACTCCTGCGGCTTCTTGGTCGAGAGCATCTTCGACAGACTGAAGTCGACGGACTCCGCCATCGTCTTCAGCTTCTCGAGCCCACCCACCTGGTCGAAGAACTGATCGCGCGCCGTGGTCGTTTCCTTCGCCTCCTTCTTCTTCTTCGCCCCGAACAGGCCGCCGAACAGCTTGCTGACGAGTGACCCGCCGACCGAGCCCAGAATGTTGCCGAGCCCGGGAATGACGGATCCGAGCAGGCCGCCGATTTTGCTCGCGGCGAACTTGTCGGTGAAGCTCCCCACGAGACTCTTCCCGACCCCACCGCCCAACAACCCGCCGAGGCTCTTGCCCAGGTTCCCGCCGCCGGTAAGCGCCGACATCACGGTCCCGCTCAACTGAGCGCCAAAGTCCTTGAACGAGCCGAAGCCGCTCTGAAGAAAGCCCTTCACACCGATAGCGTCATTCCGAGGCGCCGGCCAGATCGAACGGCGGCCGCCCAGAAACTCTTCATCGGTCATTCCGTAGGGGATTGGGACGAACGGCACACGACCACGGCGGGGGTCGATCGTCGTCACGAGCTGCGCATCGTTGCGAGGCTCAATGCCCCTGAACGACGACTCAATCTGCCGGCGCTCATCACGCGAGAACACCAGCCCGGTCATCGTGCTCGCCGCCCTGGCGTGAATCGCGCCGAGCGCCTCGAGGCCCTTCGCCTTCAGGGAGCCGAAGCGGGCAATGACTGCGTCGAGTGCCGCGACGAACTCGTTTCGGAACGTCTGGTTCGCGAGCACTTCGGCGGCGACCTTCGGATCCTTCATCGCCGCGGCCCACAACTTCGCCTCGCCGACCACATCGACGCCGAGGAGCCGCTCGTTCAACGCTTTGAGCTTCTTCGCAAATTCGTCGGCGGCGTCGCCGGCGCCAGCCAGTCCCGCCGGGAGGCTGCCTGCACTAGTCAACGTCTTCGCGAACGCGTCGGCGAGAACCTGAAGCTCCGGCGTCAGCTTCGCGCCCGCCTGCTGCAGGTAGTACGCCTGCTCGCCCGTGCGATTCATCGTGTCCGCGCTCTTCTGCTGTTCCGGCGTCAGGGACCGATACGCGTTCTCGAGCGACTTCAATCGCTCCGCCAGGTCCTCGCCACTCAGCTGCCGACGCATCGCTGCCGTCTGCTCGTCCAGCGCGCTGGTCACGCCCTGGATCGACTCACGATGACGCGCCGCGGCCCGCGACGCGTCGTACTGCGCCGCGGCGCCCTTCGGCAGGAGGCCGATCATCTCTCCGAGCTTGGCCGACAGCCGACCGACCCAGTCGGTCGCACCCGTCACCTCACCGATCCAACCCCCGAGCTTCCATCCGGCAAAGGCCGCACCAGCAGCAGCGACCACCGGTCCAAGGGCAGCCATCACACCCTTCAGGAGCGTCGACGCGCCCGCCGCACTCGTCATTCCGATCGTGCCAATGCCAAGTGTTCGTGCCAACGCGACGAAGGCGACCGACACACCCGATGCAAGGGTCGGCATGAATCGAAAAATTCCGATCACGCCTGCCCAGGCCTTCTGCATCCCGCCCAGGAGCCACAACCCAGGGCCGATGGCGACACCCAGCCCGACGATCGCACCGGCGGTCGCCTGAATCGGCTGGGGCAACTGCTGGAACTTCTGCCCGATGTCGCCAAGCACACCGGCCATCGGCCTGATCGCCTGAATGGTGGCGTTCGCCACCGGAAGGAACGCCTGGCCGAAGCTGATCGCCGCATCCTGGACGTTGTTCTTCAGGAGCGTCATCTGCGACGCCGTGGTTTTGTACCGCTGTTCCGCTTCCTTCTGCAGGGCAGTGTTCTCGGCGAACGCGGTAGTGCTCGTGTCGATCGCGCGGCGCATCAGGTCCCCAGCATTGGCGACCGACGTGAATGCGCGGACCAGCCGCTGGTCGGACAGTCCGAGCTTGTCGAGGACGACGACCGCCTTGTCACCGGACTTGCCGAGCCCCTCGACGAACCGCGTGAAGGCCTCCGCGGAGTCACGGGCGAACAGCTCCTGGAACTCCTTCGCCGTCATCCCGGCGACAGCGGCGAACTTCTCGAGCTCCTTTCCGCCCTTCGCGGTCGCGCCGACCATCTCGTTGAGCACCTTCTGCACGGCGGTACCGCCCGCTTCGGCCTCGACGCCGACGCTCGAGAACGCGGCACCGATCCCCATGATCGCGGGCTCGTTCATCTTCGCGAGCGTGGCGGAACCGGCGATCCGCAGGCCGAACTCGGTGATCTCCGACTCCGTTGTCGCGAAGTTGTTGCCCAGCGCGACGATCGAGGACCCCAGATTGCTGAACTGCGTCTGCGGGAGTCCCGTGATGTTGGCGAGCCGCGCGAGCGACGTGGCGGCCTGATCAGTGGAGAGGTTCGTGGTGACGCCGAGCGCGGCGATCGTCTCCGTAAACCCGAGGATGTTTTCCTTCTTGATCCCGAGCTGCCCGGCCGCCTCGCCGATCTTGTTCAGCTCGTTCACGTTGACCGGGATGGTCTTCGCCAGGTCCCGGAACCCCTGCGCGAGCTTCGCGAACTCCCCCTCGGTCGCGTCGACGGTCTTCCGCACGCCAGCGAAGGACGACTCGAAGTCGATCGCCGCCTTGAGCGAAGCGCCGCCCATGAGCGCGAGTGCCGCCGAGACCGGCATCAGCTTCGAGCCGATCTCCTGCAGGCGCCGGCCGGAGCGGTCCGCGGCCCGCTCGGCCTGCTTCATCGACTTCTCGAACTGCGAGATGTCGCCGCCGATGACGACCTTCAGAGCTGCAAGAACGCTAGGCACGCTTCGGTCCCTGTGGTGGAGAGCTCCGCGAGTGCTTGACCCAACCGAGGAGCTTTTCCGGGCTGGGCGCCTTTTTCCCGATCTGGGCCTGCATCAGGTAGCTGACGGCCCAGGCCTGCCGATACCACTCCGCGCGATCCTTCCGCCGGTGCCCTTTGCACAGCGCTTCAAACTCGCGCGGCGTGAGTCTGCCGAACTGCCGGGGACTGAGACCGAGCACGCCATAGACGTGCGGCGCAATTGCCCGGACATAGTCGCGAAACGGCTGCTCTAGCCGTTCGCCGGTGTAGGGTCCACATCGCCGGCACTCCCGGCGGCGGCCGCGTCGTCTTCCTGGTCGTCCTTCTCGTCTTCCCCGAACACGTCTCGGAGGACACCAGACTCCTCCACCGCCCGGCCGAGCGCCTCGTCGATCTCCGAGAGCTTGCCGCCGGCATCGACGTGCTGCTGGATCAGCAGCCCGGCGCCCGCGAGCTGCAGGCCACGCCGCTCGTGACGAAGCGCCACGCAGAGCAGCAGCCGGCGCGTCGCGAAGGACATCTGGCGCCGGAAGAACTCGCCGAGCCCGAGGCCGCTCATGTCCTCGAGGTCGGCAATCGCGTTGTGATCGATGCGCAGTTGGTACGCGCGCTTCTCGTGCGCGAGCTTGAGCTCCGATGTTCCGACGGGCAACACACACCTCCTCGCGGCTGGGTCCGCGAATTACCCTCAGCGCGAGGGCCGACCACGGGCCGGCCCTCACGGTTTCGAGCTACGCCTGAACGGTCGAGTCGACCGGCCCCGTGACCTCGAGATTGGCCGACCAGGTCACGGCGCCATCGCTGCTGGAGTCGACGTTGTAGTCGCTGACATGGCACTCGCCGGTCCGCTTCGGCAGGCCAGCGCCCGCGCCGGCCGGCAGGAACTCGAACGTCCGCGAGGCGTCACCGGCGGGATCCGTGGCAAGCACCGCGTCCAGCGCCGGGTCGAAGGGGCCGCCGATCGAGATCTTCGCGTCCGCCATCCCCTTGACGCGCTGCTTCGCCGCCGCGCCGAAGGGGTTCGTCTCGACGAGGTCATTCATGCGCTGCAGGCTGGCCTGGTCGCAGTACGCCTTGATGTCGGTGAGGACGCCCGCCGGGTTGTCGAGTTTGAAGACCGTGTTCTTGCCGTGCACGAAAGCCATGTCACTCTCCTCCTGCCGTAGCCGTGATTACCGCCGGGCGATCGCCACGGCGAAGGTGAACGAGGGATTAGAGCCGCCGATGGTGCGCACCAGGCGGGCGTGCCGGCGAAGCGTGCCCGCGCCTTCGAGCCGCTGCCTGCCAGCGGCCGCGAGCTGCGCGAAGGCGCCGCCGGCGACGTCGGCCCACGTGCTGCCGTCCGCCGAGTCCTGCAGCTTCAGATCGAGCGTGGGCGCGCCGCCGGATGCCGCCGTGCAGTGCGCGTGGGCGACCCAGCCGTCAGACGTCGCGGCACCGTTGTCGACGCCGGCGCCGTTGCCGCTCGCGTTCTCGGCCTCGAGGTCATGCAGACTGACGCCGGCGAGCACGCCGTCGACAGAGGGTTCGATCTCCGCCGCCACCTTCACGGCGTCATCAACGGTTGTGCTGATGTCGTAGGACGCCTCGTGCGTCTTCAGCAACCGGACGCGGGCGCCGACCGCGAGCCCGGCGAGGCCGATGGTCAGCAGGACGCCGGCGGCCGCCGTCAGCGCGGCGTTCAGCACGTCGTCCACGGCGGCCGGCGCGAAGTCCCCGGCGCCCGACAGGGACGCTTTGCCGTCGGCGAGGCCCGTCAGCTTCGTCTTCGCCGCGGCGGTGAAGGGCGAAACCGTCGCGATGTCGCGCGTCCGACCGACGTTGGCACTGTCGAAGTACGGCGACAGGTTGTACTCGTCGGCCAGGACAACGGTCCGCTTTCCGTGCACGAATGCCATCGCTCAGCCCTCCACCCGCGCGATCGTGCCGTCCGCGAGCTCCTGCTCGAGCACCCGCACCGGCGGGAGCTGCGCGAGGACCTCGCCAGGCTCGACCCGGATCTCGCCGACGCCGCCGGCGGGTACGTAGTTGAGGCCGCGGACGGCGACGTAGGCCTCGGCCGCCGGCGCCGCGTCAGCGGCCCGCTGTCTCGTTCGCTTCGCCATTCACGTTCTCCACTGCCGGGCGCTGTGCGCCGCACGCCAGACACATCACGACCCGCTCAGCGCCGCGGCCCATTGCCTTCTGCCGATCCTTCGGGCAGCCACCCACGCACCCCTCCTGTGCAGACGTCTGCACAGGCGGCGCGCCGGCTGACGCGCCCTCGAGCAGCAGGGCCTGGCCGAGTTCGAGCACCGCGGCCGCGTGCCCGATGAGCGCCTGCACGATCGCGCGCTGCTCGACGGTCATGCGGCCCACAGCTCCGTTCCGTAACGATCGACACCGTGCTGCAGGCGCCGCTCGGGAATCGCCTGGTCGTTCTCCTCGAACACCGTCGAGAGCTCGCACCGCACCAGCACCGTCTCGAATCCGGCGACCGCGGGACGCGTGTTGTGGAGCAGCGCCCAGATCCGCGCCTGGACGTCCGCGGCGGCCTTCTTGCCGCTCGTCGATTCGGCAAAGGTGTGGATCGTGAGAGTGGCGCGCACGCCGCTGCGCCCCATCGTCTCGATCGGCGTGGCCGTCGCTTCCCCGAGCCGGACGTACGGCAGCGCGGCGCCGGACTTCACGCGGTCGAAGATGCCGCCGGTAGCGAGCGCCCGCAGCGCCGGGTCGGCGCTCAACACGGCGTAAACCGCCTGGTGAAACGGGACGGCCGCCTGGCCGCTCACAGAAGCCCCCCCGCACCCTTGACGCCGAGCGCCGAACCCTTGACGACACGCGATGACGCCTGCCCGACGGCCCGCTCGATGGCGCCGCCCGCCGCCAGAAGCTTCGCCAGATACGGCCCGCGCTCCGCCTCGGCGGCCGGAAACAGGAACGGCTCCGCAGCGGAGTGACGCGTGCCGAACTCCACCAGGTGCGCGTACAGCCGCGGCGTGCCAATCACGGTGACAACCGCGCCGGCGCCGTCGTCCTTCCACGGCCGCGCCTCGATGCTGTCCTTGAGGGCGCCGGTCTTGATGGACGGATTCGCGATCACGTGGTTCACCGCGCGTATCGCGATGCTCTCTGCCGCCTCGATCGCGACCTTACGGACCGCCGCTTTCACCTCCGGGGTAGCGTTCCGCAGCGCCTCCCGCAGCTCCGGGATGCCGTCGACGAAGACGACGGAGCTGCGCCCCTGGGCGCCGCCGCGACTCTGTCCTGACAGCTGCACCGGCATCTACTGGATCTCCTCGCACATCAGATGGAGCTCCCGGTTGCGCTCCTCGATGTTCCGCACCTCGTGCACGTCGAGCCGCCGTCCCTTGAACAGCACCCGCGTGCGCACCGTCACGCCAGGCCGATACCGCATCCGGACGCGATGCGTATGGACGGCGCCCGTCTGCTCACCACGGAGCCGCTCGCGCCCGGTGAGCGGCTCGACGGCCGCCCTCGTCGCAATGGATGACGCGACTGATTCGGCGCCGCCATCACCCATTGAATCTGCCGACGCCTGCAGCGTCTGCAGGGTGATCTGGTGCCGGTAGGTACCAGCCCGTGAAGGCATCAGCAGCGCACCGGGCGGCTCTTGAACGGCACGAGCAGATTCGACGCGCCGATGGGGAGCGCCACGAGCTGCGTCGCGAGCGGCGTCACGAGGACGTCCTCGCGATTCGCATACAGGTGGCCCACGATCAGCCTCATGGCCGCCTTGATCGCCTCTGGCACCGAGGCAGCAGTCGCCCCATATCCCGCCGTGAACCGCACGACCACGGCATTGAACGTCTCGGGCCGCGTCACCGGCCAGGTCTCGCCATACACCGGGGCGATGCGCCCGCGCTCGGCATAGGGTCCCGCCGGCGCGTCGACCTGGTATTTGCTCGGATCCATCACGCGCGAGACACCCGCCTCGTCGACGTAGGTGATGGCGTCGACCGTGATCAGCGGCGGCCGCGGGACCTCGATGAGCGGAGGAAACCCGGCATCAAACGACACCTCCCACACTTGGCTGATGAAGGCGCGATTCGTCTCGAGCTCCGCGCGCATCCGCGCCGCCACGATCTGCGACGTGATCAGCGCGTCGTCGGCGGTGACGTCGGCATCCACGACAAGCTGCGCCTTCGCTTCAGCGAGCGAGAGCGGTTCGGACGCCGGGCCAGTAACAAGGTTGAGGCGCATCGCGGTCTCGGACACGCGGAGCCGGACAGGCCCGGCTCCGGGTGCGGGGGACGCGTTAGACGACCTGCGCGACCGTGTTCGCCTGCGCGGCCGGCTGATACCGCGCGTTGACGCCGTAGACCTGCGCGGCGATCAGCGACGCGGCAATGCCCACCGTGACGGACAGCCGCACGTGCGTGAACCCGCCATTCACGTCGAGCTCGTCGCTCCGGCAGTTGATGAACACCTGCTTGTTGTCGTCGGTCGCCTTCACGAGCTGCGTGATCGCCTTGCCGGAAATGTCCTTGGCGTTCGCGCCGGCAGCACTGGTCGCCTGCTGCAGCTTCGCGTCGACGGTGGCGGCGGCGCCGAGCACGCCGACCTGCAGCGCGGCGAGAATCGCGTCGAAGTCAGCGATCGACACCCACCCGGTGGTCACCGTCCCGGCGCCCTGCGAAATCGGATTCAGGACCGCCTTCAGCGTGAGCTGGTCGGTAGTAGGAACGTTCGGATTCATGACGTCTCGTTCTCCTCGTGCGTCAGAGTGACTTGGACTGGAGACCCGGCTAGGACCGGGTCTCCAACACCACGAAGTGGCTCTTCGTATTGGAGCCCTTCGCCGGCGCCACCGGCGCGCTCAGATACGGCTGCCCGCCGATGCGGAACGTCCAGCGGAACGCCTGCATGCCGTAGTCGAAGAACAGATGGATCGAGGAGGCGAACTGGATCCCCGCCGCCCTGCTGATGCCGTAGTAGCCCTTGGGCGCCACGAGCTGCAGGTCCCCCTTCGTCCCGAGCGTCTCGGCGTGCTCGCTCCACTTGATCGGGAGCCCCAACAGGAAACCACCAGGCGCCTGCTGAAGCCCGGCCACAGGCGGTGTCCAGATAGGCTGATCGCCGATCGTCATTGTGGCGAGCTCCGGCACGACATCGCGATTCGCGTACCACGCGGGCTGACCCGCGCCATCGAGGAGCCGGGCGTACATCTTCAGCACGTTCTTCGCGACGATCGTCGCGGCTGCCTGAGCGTTCTCCTTCGAGACAGTGACGAGCGCACCCGACTTCATCCACCCGAGCGGCTGCCCGGCACCCGTGCCGTTGAAGACTGCCTCGGCGACCTTCCACAGGATGGCCTGCGACGCCTTGCGCGTCAGCCGCGCCTCGAGCCGCGGCGCGTCCTGCAGCAGGTTGTCAGTACCGATGACGAAGGCATACAGGTCGTGCAGCCGCGTCATGCGGTGATCGGTGTCCGGCTTCGTGCCGGTCATCTGGGTGGTCTCGTTCCGCCATTTCGCCTGTACGCCGGCGCTGCCCCAGGGCGTCGTCTCGTCGGCGTCCATCTCGACGGCGTTCGACTCGGTGGGCTCGAGATCGATGGCGCTCAGGATCCCCTCGTCCTCGAACACGAGCTCGAAGATCTGCTGCCGCATGGCAGGCGGCACCTGGTAGCCCTCGCCGGCGACGCCGCCGGACTCCTGCAGGTAGCCCGTCGGAGCGGCGACCATGTTCGCGAGGCGCGAATCGACCACGGCGCTGCCCGGCCGGCACGCGTGATAGACGGCGCGCGCGAAATCGCCAAGCCCCTTGAATCCGCACTTCGGATCACCGCCGGCACCATCCACCGCCCTCTCTTCCTCCGGCAGGACGGCCGTGCGCTCCGACGCTTTCAGGCGTTCGATTCGCTTGATCTCGTCGTTGACGCCCTCGAGCTTCGCGTGGATTTCGTCATCCCGCTTCTTCTCGTCGTCGGTCAAGGCACGGTTCTCGGCGGCCGCGGTGGCGAGCATCCGCTCCGACTCCGTTGCGAGATTCGCTCGCTCCTGCTTCAACGCTTTGAGGCGATTCAGGACGGGCGCGGAGAGGACGGTGCCGTGCGCCAGAAGCACACCACCATCAGCCCCGGCCTGAGTGAGGACGATCGCCGCCAGAAGGATGGCGAGGAGCGCGAGCGCCGGCCGCTGCCAGGCGCCGGCGATTCGGCGAAGGGTGAGCTTGAGGCGATCACCGAGGCGACGAGCACAGGCCTTCGCCCAGGCACCGTCGACGCGAACCGTTCCGACGCCGCGCGAGCAGACCTGGAAGACCGCATTCGGCATGGATGCGACCCCGATCAGCAGGGCCACCATGAACGGCAGGGGCATGAGAGTCTTCATTGGTGTTTTCACTCCGTGTCTGTTGACCTCGCGCGCGGCCCGTACGCGAGAAGCGCGCGACTGCACAAAGACAGGCCTGACGGCCTGCCTCCGAACAACCGCGCGCTTTCACCAAAGCCGCTCGTTGTGTTCCGCCGGACCGCGCGACTCTACAGAGCGCGCGGCACCCGCCGGCCTGAGTTGTGTTGAACGAAATCAGGATGCCTTACTGCTGACGTTCGAGAATACGGAAACGTCAGAGCAATCACTCGCCGCCTCCTCGATCGCTTCGCGGCAGAACTCACTGACGGTCACCCCGTTCTGCCGCGCGAGCTCCGCCAGGCGCGCGCGCGCAGCCGGCGAGACCCGGATCACGAGAGGCTTTGTCGCCAGCCCACCCGGCTTCCGGCCAGGGCGGACGCGGTATCGCCGCCCCTTCCGATCCACTCGCACGACGTCAGCCACCGAATATCACCCGTGGGTAGCGGTTGCCGCCGCGAGCCGGGCGCGCCGCCGGCGCAGGTCCGTATCGTCGAGCGGAGGGTCGCCCACAGTCGGTGCGTCCGCACGCAGCTCCGGAACAGAGTCGTCGCTGGCCGAAGCGCCTCGACTCGGCTCCCGCCATTTCCCGGCGACGAGCTCGGCGACGACCGCGTCGAAGGTCGCTACTCGATCGGCCATTCGCTCGCGCACGGCGAGCTCCGCGTGCACGGTCCGGCCCTCGCCGAACCCGTTCCGAACGTCCGCGACCGGCACGCCACGGCCCTTGGCGATGTCCTTCACGAAGAGACCGTACACGTGATCCACGCGCGCCTGGATCGCCGCGCGCGCTTCGTCGGACAGCGGCTCGATCTCGCTCGCCTCGACCTTGTGCTTGCCCGCGGCGATGATGGTGCGCTTGATCCCCTGCTGCTCGAGCGCCTTCGACAGGTCCTCGTGCATGGTGTAGACGCCGACGGCGCCGACCTGGGCGGACGGCGTGGCGACGAGCTCCGTCGCCTGCGAGGCGATCCAGTACGCGGCGGACGCGGCCAGGTGGTGCGCCACGGCGATCACCGGCTTCTGCGCGCGCACCTCGCGCACGACGGCGGCGAGCTCGGTGATCCCAGCTACCTGGCCGCCCGGACTGTTGATGTCGAGCACGATCGAGCCGACGTCGTCGTCCGCCGCGAGCGCGCGCAGCTGCCGACCCACACCCTCCGCTGTTGTCGCGCCGCTGACAGCTGACATCAGATTCGCGCGGGGGAATACCAAGCCGAAGAGCGGGACCACAGCGACAGCGCCGGATCGCTCGGGCTCGCGTTCAGCCGCGCGTCGCTTGTCGCCGATGCGCGCCTCGATCTCAGCCTCGCTCAGCCGCTCGCCGGCGGCGTGACGGGCGAGAATCTCGGCAACCACCGGCATGAACTCGGGCGACACCGCCCACGGATGCTCCAGCGCAAAGGGAATCAGCCACATCGTGAGGTTCCTCCTACGCGGCGCTCGGCCGCGCGTCGAGTGCCAGGCAGACCAATTCCGCCGGCGCCGTTGCCTCCCAGTGCTTCGCCGCGACAACGCCCTGCTCGCGCAGCGCAAGCCCGTGCCGCGCGGCATACTCACGGGCCTCGCCCGGCGACACCTTCAGGCGCACACAGATGTCGTGCGCGAAGTCTTCATAGAACTCGACGAGCGCCGCGTTCCACGCATCCGGGCTGGCGGCGTGCCGCTTCGCAGCGCCGGTGACGGCCGCGACCTCCTTCCGCACGAGCGCCTGCGCGACCTCGTGCGCAATCAGGGCGGCACGCCGGTCGACGGGGCCAGTTCTCCGGTTGTTGATCGCCTCGTCGACGCGATCGAGCGGCATCATGTTGGCGGGGACAAAACGGCGATCGCCGCCCTCCACGGGGTTCCGGTTCTCGAGCTCGAGAATGTCATTGACGCTGAACGCGCCGCGATCCCACATCTTCGAGTAGAACTCGCCACGGGCCGTCATGTCGCCGCGGGCGAGCGCGTCGAAGAGATACTCGACGAAGAGACTCTCGCGCTCGTGCTCCAGGATCAGATCGCGATGGATGGCCTGTTCGATTCGGACCGCGACGGGGCGGAACGAGTGAACGATCATCTCGATCTCGAACATCTCGACGCTCGCGTAGCTGGACGTGCCCTGACGGTTCGCACGAAGTCGGTGCACCGGCAGATCCGCCCAGCGGGCCACGTCCTCGACGCCGAATTCGCGGACGGCGACGAGCTGCGCATCGGCCGGCTTGATCCCCAGCACCGTCAGTTTCACGTCCTCCTCGAGCGCCAGGACGCCATGCGCGTTTGCCAGGCCACTCGCGTAGGACGTCACGGAGTCGCGCAGGTTCTTCAGCCCAGCCTCTCCAAGCTGGCCTGGATGAACCACCGCGAGCGCCGGCGCCGCGCCCTGCGCGAAGAACTTCGCGGCGAACGTCTCAGCCGCGACGTGCGCGCCGAACGCCTGGGCCCCGTACTGGATCAGCGACAGCGCATGCACGCCATCACTCGAAAACCCGCGGACCACGAACATCTCGTCCTGGAAGAACGTCTTCGTGTCCCCGTTCGGCAGCCGGTACTCGAATTGGAGCGTGTTGTCGGGCCGCATCTTCTGGGTCATGCGGTCCGGGTTCCGAGGGATCAACTGCTCAGCAAAGCTGCGCGAGCCCTCGACGATCTGCGAGAAGTGGATTCCCCGCAGAAACCAGTGGCCGACAACCATCTCCCAGAACTCCATCGCGGTCTGCCACTGGTTCGGCTGCCACCGAAGGCGATCGTAGAGGTGATGATCGCGAGCCCGCTCCTTCCCCCGATCGAGAGCGCGGTAGAGGATGCACGGCAGAGAACCGATCGTCTTGGCGTAGATCGTCGTCGCCGCCCAGATGGCAGAGAGCGTCATCGCCAGCTCCGGCGTCACGCGCACACCGGCGTGGCCGATGTAGCCGGCGAGCGGCGAGTACCAGAAGTCGTCGAGCGGATCGCGGCTCCGCGCGTGCAGCCCGCGATTGTGGAGCCTTGAGAGCAGTCCCATCAGTAGTCCTCCCTGCGGTTGCCGCGCCGCGGCGGCGTCACAAATGGCGGGCGCTGCGGCAATGCGGCCCACACGAGCACAGCCCCAGGCACGGCCAACCCGGCCGCCGGGGAGACCTGCCACAGGCCGGCACCGAGAAGCACGAGACCCGTGAGCACGAGCAGCTCTTGCAGCCCGACCTCCTGTCGAACCCAGCGCGCGACGGCTGCGGCCGCGCGGAGTCCATACAAACGTTCATTAGCCTCTGATGACATGCGCTCCTCGCGTGGCATACACGGACTGTTTCGGGGGCGGGTTGAGCATCCAGATGCGGAGACCAATGATCGCGGCGACCACGCCATCGATTCGCTTCCGCTGGTGGAGCTTTACGGGGCGGATGTCGCCCCACTTGTTCTCTTCCTTGCCGACGTTCGCGACGTTCCAGGCGAGCACCTTGTTGCCGTCGTGGTTCGCGCGACCGCTCCTCACCAGCGCCTCGAACACCTTCGATGGCTCGGAGAGCTGGCGGAAGCCCTGCGGCACCTCGGTGACACGATCGGGGCCAAAGTGCTGCTGGAGGCGCAGCGCGAGCTGCGTCGCATCCTTCGGGTCGTAGCCGAAGCCGAGCACCCTGTACTTCTTCGCGATGTCCTTGACGAGGAAGTCCAGAATCTCATCCTGGTCAACGATGTTGCCGGTCGTGACGCGGAGCCAACCCTCGCGCTCCCACTGGTCGTATGGGACCTTGTCGTCCTTCACACGCTCGATCAGCGTCTGCTTCGGAAGCCAGAACTCCGTGACGATGTCGAAGGCGCAGTTCAGATTCAGCGTCCGCCGCTCGTCGGGGCGGTCATGCGGCTGCTCACCCTTCCAGTCCGGCCCGAGGTCGACGGCAAGGTCACCGGCGTCCTCAATCGGCTTCGGGAAGAGCAACGAGACGGCCGTCAGATCGATCTTGCTCGACACGTCGATGCCGACGTAGCACTCGCGACCAAGGAGACTCGCGGCCGTCGCCGTGCCCTTGCACTCGGCCCACTGGTTGACCGGCAGCCAGACGGTCACCTGGTCGGTCCAGATGCCGAAGTTCAGGCGCTTCGTCATGTTCTGCTCAGAGGGCACCGCGATGGCGATGTTGACCTCCTCCCGCAGCTGGGACCACGGCAGCGAGACTCCGAGGTTCGGGTTCGGCTTCAACCAGTGCGGGCCCTCGACGCGCCAGTCATCGCAGGTCGGGCACCCGTCCTGCGGCTGCAACTTGCCTTCCGCGTGACATCGGTCGCACGCATCGAGCTGCGCGACGAAAGCGAACCAGCGGTCGTTCACGACCGTCCCCTCGAGCACCTGGCGCGAGAGCTCGTGGTGATCCCAGCAGATGGAGTTTCGGTCGAAGCCCGCGTTTGTGATCTCGAGGATGAGCGCGTTCGGGCGACCCTTGATCCCCTTGCGGACCTTCTGCACGACGTCGGCAGTCGGGTGCTCGTGGAGCTCCTCGAGGAGCGCTGAGCTGACGCGCTTACCGTCGAGGCCCTTCTTCTCCGACGAGATCGCACGGATGAACGAGCCCGTCGACGGCATCGCGAGGTTGTTCACCGTCGCGATGAAGCGCTTGCGCAGCGAAGGGGATGCGTCCACCATCGCAACGGCGTCGGCGAAGGGAATCTTCGCCTGATCCAACTTCGTCGCCGCAAAGTAGATCTGGGCCCGCCGCTCGCCGTCAGCGACGCACCGGTAGAGCATCAGGCCGACACCGAACGGCGTCTTGCCACTGCCTTTGCCGGTCTCCACGTACGCGAAGCGAAAGCGCCGGCGACCGTTGCGCTTGTACCAGCCAAAGAGCGAGCCCGCGATGAACTGCTGGAAGGGCGAGAGCACGAACGGTTCCGGCTCGTCGTCACCTTCGCCGTCGTCGCCGTCGCCGTCGTCGTCGTCATCGTCGATCACCTCGTCGTCGCCGCCGACGTCCACCTGCTCGGGCAGCCGAAGGATTGCGGGGAAGAAGTCGATGACCCGCTGAGCCTCCCCTGGACGCCACTCCAGCCCCTTCGTCGCGGCGTCGCGCAAGTCGTCGAGATGACGCTGACACGCGAGGCGCACCAGGCGCCCGGCCACGATCGTGCCTGCCACGACGTCGGTCGCGTATCGCGTCACGGGGTCGAGGAATTCAGTCGGTTTCTTCGCCATGGATGTGCGGGGGACGCGGGCAGCTTTACCACTTGCTCGGTTACGGAAGCACCCCGGATTTGTCGATCGCTCTCGCGTCGTCCCCCTCGTGGTATTTCGCTATGCGCCCCCTGCCTTGCTCGGCTTCCGAACGGCGCGCCCGGGCCCGCGCTCGAGGATCTTCACCTCACGGATGATCGACCGCAGCTCAGCGATCGCCTTCTCGCGCGCCTGCTTCGCCGCCTTCAGCTCGGCGCTGAACGCGCAGATCGTGTCGTCGAGCCGCTGGATCGCCCGTTCCGTCGACCGCATAGAAGCCAGCAGCTCCGGTAGCGTCGAGGTCTCGCCGGTGAGTTCGTTGACGATGTCCATCACCCTCTCCTGCGCGTGAACGCGTCCAGCGGATCCGCCGCGGCGGCGGCGCCGGCGCCCGCGTCGATCTCTTTTCCGAACGGCGCGATCGCGAAGTCCTTGCACCGCGAGTGGATGTCCTTCGCGAGCGTCCGGTGCTCGCGCCGAAACGCCAGCTCCTCGTCCGGCTCCATAAACACCAGCGGCAGCGGCTCGCCGGTCTTCTTCACCTTCGCCCGAAGGTAGCGGCCGCGCAGATCGCGCCGGTCGGCCTCGAGTTCACAAAGCGTCACGAAGTTCGGGAGCGTTGTGGACGTGAGAGTCCGAGCGGCGAGCGCGAGCGGCGCCCACTCGTCCCACACTGCCCGTTCTTCTGCCAGCAGCGTGTCGGGCGGCTCGAGGACCGGAGCATCGGCCGCCGGAGCGTCCTCGGCGCCGATCGCCTGGTCGCCCGTCGAGCGCCGACCGCGGCGGCCGGCGCCGCCGTCGATCAGCCGAAGGTGCTCGGCCTTCTTCTTCCGGCCGGCCCCAGCTCGCCGACCCCCGCTCCCGTGTCCGCCCAT